GCCGTCTTGGATTAATGATGATGATGAAACAAGCTAAACCATATTATGATTTAAAACAATCTACTAAAAGAATTTGTGTTTTGCAAGGCGGAACAAGAAGTGGTAAGACATATTCTATTCTATTAGGATTAATTGAGTTTGCTTATAAGAATAAAGGCAAAGGATTATATATTACAATAGCACGTAAAACATTCCCTGCATTAAGAGGTACTAGTATGCGTGATTTCTTTGAGATACTAAAGAAAGAGAATTTGTATGATGAAAGGTTACATAATAAGTCTAATTCATTATATCATCTATACGGTAATAATGTAGAGTTTATATCAGTCGACCAACCACAAAGAGTAAGAGGTCGTAAAAGAGATGTTTTATTTCTTAATGAGTGTAATGAATTTGGATTTGAAGAATACACACAATTAGCATTAAGAACAACCTATAAGATTATTATTGACTTTAATCCATCAGAGCAGTATCACTGGTTATACACACAAATTATAGATGCAGATAGAGATGATGTGGACTTTCATATATCAACATATAAAGACAATCCATTTTTAGAACAATCAACAATAGCAGAAATAGAAAGATTAAAAGAAGTAGATGAAAATTTATACCGGGTCTTTGGCGAAGGGCAACGCGGGGTAGCTTCCGAAACCATTTTCCCGGTATTTAATATAGTAGATGATATTCCTGAAAATGCTAAAGAGATTGCATTAGGATTAGATTTCGGATTCTCAGCAGACCCTACATCATTAGTAAAAGTATATAAGCACGATTTAGATTTATATATTGATGAACTAATCTATGAGAAAGGATTAACTAATCAAGATATAGCACATAAGATTAAACAATTAGGAATAGATAGAAGTATAGAGATATATGCTGATAGTGCAGAGCCTAAATCTATAGAAGAGATATACAGAATGGGTGGCATTAATATAAAACCTGCTAAAAAAGGAGCAGACAGTATACGTATTGGAATAGACGTTCTAAAAAGACACAAGCTAAATATAACTAAACGTAGTGTTAATGCAATTAAAGAATTTAGGAATTATAAGTGGATAAAGAACAAGAATAGCGAAATCACTAACAAGCCAATAGATGCTTTTAACCATGCTGTAGATGCAGTAAGATATGTAGCATTAAACAAGTTGATGGTGTCTTATTCTGGAAAATACTATATATCGTGAAATTATACAACGGTGATTGTTTAGAAATAATGAAGTCAATAAAAGATAAAAGTATTGATGCAATTATAACAGACCCCCCATACGGAACTACTAATTGCAAGTGGGACAGTATTATTGATTTTGATTTAATGTGGAATCAATTAAATAGAATTATAAAAGACAATGGTGCTATTGTGTTATTTGGTAGTGAGCCATTTAGTAGCCATTTAAGATTAAGCAATATAAAAAATTATAAGTATGATTGGATATGGAAAAAAACAAAATCCCAACATTTTGCTCAAGCACCCTATAGACCAATGACAAACCACGAACTAATTAGCGTGTTTTCAAAAGGTGGCACTTCTAAAAATGCAAAACCAAGAATGAAATACAATCCTCAAGGGTTATTAGATTGTAATATTGAACGCAAAGGTAAAAAAGCAACTCATTCAGCACATAGAATGAGGAAAATTGACCAACAAAACTACACACAAACTAAAACAGGTTATCCCAAAACCTTAATAAAATTTAACAACGAAGGAAAAACATTGCACCCAACACAAAAACCTGTAGCATTAATGGAGTATCTTATTAAAACATATACCCACGAATTTGAAATTGTTTTAGATTTTACAATGGGTAGTGGTAGCACAGGTGTTGCTTGTTGTAATTTAAATAGAGATTTTGTTGGAATTGAATTAGACAAAGAGTATTTTAAAATAGCAGAACAAAGAATAAAAAACAAATAATAACATTTTATATTTATTAGTAATGAAAGAGGTTAAATTAACAATACCTGATAATTGGTCTGACATAACAATAGACACTTATCAAAAGTATGTAAAAATACAAGAGGGTAAAGGAACTGAAAAAAACAAAGTTATTAAGAGCTTGGCTCTATTATGTAACACTACACCTTTTGTAGTTAAGAAAATGGCTTATAGCGATTTATTAGAGATTATGTCTATAATAAAAAAGATGATAGACACAGAGCCAAAAGAAGAAGATTTTAAAAAGGTATTTAAATTTAACAATACAGAATATGGCTTTGTGCCTAACCTTAGTAAGTTAAGCACAGGAGAATATATTGATTTAGAAGCATACTGTAAAAATCCTATAGAGAATCTTCATATAATTATGAGTATACTATATAGGGTAGTTACTTTTAAACGTGGAGAACGCTATGCAATAGAAAGTTATGACCCTGACCAATTTAAAGAAGAACTGTTTAAAGAATGTCCTATGAACATAGCATTAAGTTCGCTAGGTTTTTTTTTGACTTTAGGAAGCGTATTGGCGAAGACTTCGCAGCGTTATTTGAAAGCACAGGCAAAGAGAGTGCAAAAGGCGTAAGTATGCAAAGTAAATGGGGATGGTATAATGTCCTTTACAGCTTATCTAATTCAATACTAGACATAGAAAAGATAACACAGCTACCTATATTAGAGGTGCTGACTTATTTGGCTTTTAGTCAAGATTATAATAATAAACAAAGAAGTAACTATGATAACTTTTAGAAACGTAGTAGGATATTTAGAAACAATAGCAACTAAGCACTATATGTTAAATAGCTTTCATTCAGGTATGCTTGATGAAGTAGATATAAATAAATTAGGTGCTTCAGATTATGCTATACTATATGCAGAACCAGGTCAAGCAGTTATAGAACAAGGTGTATTGACATATAATTTTACTATATATGTTATGGATATGATTAATGACGAGATAGATGAAACCACAGGACAGACAGCAGGCGGTACAAGAACTAAAGAAAGAGTAGGTAGATTAGATACTTATTCTGAAACCTTACAAATACTACAAGACGTTTTAAATGAATTTAAACATAGCTTAGTTACTGCATCTTGGGTAGATGGCGAAGTAGTATTAAATCTTCCTGTTACAGCAGACCCTTTTACAGCTCGTTTCAATAACCTTTTAACAGGATGGTCTGCTAATTTAAGCGTTCAAGTAAATAATACTAACAATCTGTGCGTTGCACCAATAGCACCTAATTCATAATGCAATTTAAAAATACCATACAATCATTACAAAAACTTGGTAGCAATGTCGTTAAGGAAGGACGTGGAATTCTTAAACAAAAGAAAAAAACTACAAGTCCTAATACTTTATATAATGATTTTGATTATTTAGTAACTGCATCTAAGGATTCTGTTACATTAGAATTTGAATTTGGTGGAGCAGAAGATTATTGGCAATTTGTAGATGAAGGTGTAAGAGGTGCAGGTGGATTTAAAGGCTCAGGTAGAGCAAGAGGACAAGGCAGTCCATTTAAGTATTCTACTAAAATGCCACCTAGAAGATTTATAGATAAATGGATTGTAAGCAAACCATTAAGAGCAGCAAGAGATGAGTCAGGTAGATTTATAGCTAGAAAGAGTTTAGCGTTCTTAATACAGCGTTCTATATTTCAAAGAGGACTTGAAAGAACACAGTTTTTTAGTAAACCATTTACACAACAATTAAAAAAACAAACAGACAATATAGTAAAATCTTTTGCTGATGATTTAGAATTAGCATTAGAGCAAACATTAAAAGATTAGAATATGGCATTAGGCAGTATATCATTTGTACAGAAACCCGTAAACACAACTTCTAAAGTTCCTGTTATTACTAACTGGACACCATTAATAGGATATATGGTGCATCAAGATGACATTAGTGGTTTGTTCTATTTTAAGTTAATACTAGAGGTTAGATTAGATGATGCTTCAGGAACATTACTAGGTAAAATAAAACAAAGAAGAAACGGCTATAGTCCTGATGTTTCCGCTAATGAAGCTAGAGCTTTTTTTGATTTAAGAGATATTGCTAATAGCGTTTTAGTAGATACGGTGTTCGACCAAAATGATTCTGGACAACCATTTAGAACAATACATAAAATAGGAGTAAATACGGCAGCTAAACCTTTTAGTGTAAATGGAGATAGAAATACAGATGGCACACAGATACAAACTATATTTGTAAAAGCATATCAACAATATAGTTCTACTGCTTCTGCTATTCCTGCTGAAGATACAAGTCCTACTGTTAATGACACTTTATATTATTTACAAGCATCACTACCTTTAATGACTCCAAGAAGTTCGGACTCTGATTATGTTCAAGGAACTGATTTTAACGTATTTAATGGTAATGGCGGAACTGATAGATTTTTAAGTGATGTAGAAACAAGTGCAGGAGATTACAATTTAAGTGGATATATTAACTACATTCAAGAAGCTGACTATCACACAGTTGCCCTCTTAAACGACAATTCTAATTTTGATAGCGATATTGAAAGAATACTTATAAAATACTATGATAGTGCAGGTAGCCAAATAGGAAGTACACAAAACATTGCTAACACTACCGCTAACGGTGGCTCTAATCCTACATCAGAAACTAATACAGATGCAGAAAGGTTAGTTTATTTTGGAGCAGGCCCAGGTAATTTACAAGCACAATCTGTAACTACAGCAGCTAGACCTTCTGCTTTTACTAATTGGGTATATTATACTATTCAAGGTGCTGATTCATCAGATGTAGTTAAAACAGCTCCATACTATTTTATAAAACAAGATGGAAGCTGTAAAGGTTTTAAAGTAAGAAGATTAGCTTGGCGTAATTCTGTTGGTGGCTATGACTATTATAATTTTAAAAAGAAATCTACACAGACTGTAGAAGTACAGCAAGATAATTATAGTACAATGTTAGGAACTTTTAACGGAAGTAGATGGAGATACAATAATACACAAAGAGGCAAAAAGACAAGACAAACTACAGCTATGCTAAAAGAAACTCTTAATACTGATTGGATTACAGAACAAGATGCTAACTTATTAGAAAAGCTAATAATGTCTACAGATGTTTATATAGTAGAAAATGCAGATACTACATATACAGAAGCAGTAATAATTACTGACAGCAGTTTTGTTAGAAAAACAGTAGCTAACGATAGAAAAATACAATACACTATAAATATAGAATACGCTAATCCACTAAATACAAATAGCTAATGAATGTAAGATTAGTAGCATATAGGAAAGCCACAAGTGGAGCATCTTCTACTACGGCTTATAATTTAGACCTACAAGAAGCACCTAATATATCGCTTAATTATCAGTTTAGTGATGTTAAAGAACCTGAAACTAGAAAGGGTAGCTTTAGCCAAACATTTAAATTACCATTTACAGACAACAATAATCAGTTCTTTCAGGATTGGTATAATGTAAACCTAGACACATTAGTATTTAACACTAGAACTAAATTTGATGCAGTTTTATATATAGGAGCTGTGCCACAGTTTGAGGGTGCATTACAACTAAAATCTGTATATAAAAAAGCACAATGTTATGAAGTAGTATTAATGTCTAGTAGTGCCTCACTATTTAGCACAATAGGAGAGCAAAGACTAAAAGATGTATTTAAAGAAGATAATGGTAGCTATAGTGCAGACCTTAACCACGTTTATAATAATACAAATATAGAAGCATCTTGGAATGGTGGCAGTAGTTCTTTTCAAAATGCAGCAGGAACAGCTTTAAGAGATACTGATTTTGATGTTCAAAAGGTAATGTATCCTATTTCTGTAACTAGAGAAAAATTCTATTATGGTAGTGAAGCTAGATATTTAAACCTAGACCAAACTAATGCTAACACTTTAGTTAGTGATAGTGGTGTAGAAGCAGCATACGACTATTCTGTAGATATAAACCAATTTAGACCTGCTATTCAAATCAAGTATCTATTTGACAGAATAATGGCTAAAGCAGGATTTTCTTATACTTCTGATTTTATAAGTGGTACAGGTGACTATTCTTCTGATAAGTATTTTGGTAAGATATTTATGACAACAGGAACAGCATTAGAACAAAGTGCTTTACCTACTACTAATACAAACGCTGCTCCTAGTGGTGTTATGCAGGTATCTAATAATGCACAATGGGGGGTTAATTCAATATCAGCAGGAGATTCAGGTTGTAAAATTTTTGATGCAGTAGTTCCTGCTAATACTACATCAGCTTCAGGAACTTGTACTACACCTGCTGACCCTGACAGTATTTGGAATACAACTAACAACTATTTTACAAAACAAGATACTACAATGGAACAAGTAGTATTTTCTCACATTCCTGCTTGGAGTAATTTTAAAAATTGTGGTGGCACAATGACTATTAGAGCATATTTAAGAGAATGGGATGTTGCGACTGGTGCAGCTACAGATGTTATATATGGCGATTCCTCAGAGTTTGTAGTAACAGCTTTAAATTTGTGGAACTCTGCATTAACAGTAACTCATTCTTTATCTTTAGAAGAAATGCCTCCAGGTAAATCTGCACAAATAATAGTAGAAGTAAATCAACTGCAACAAGACAATGCAGGTTCAGGTAGCACTTTTACTTTTGGTTTTGCTACTTCAGACGCTTTAAATTGTGGAACTTTTTACAATACTATAAGAATAGATTGGGTAGGATATAGCACAAATATCTTCGGTGCTACTGTAGATGTTCCTGCTTGTATAGATGCTGATATCACACAGAGAGCATTTTTAAAAGACATAATACAAAGATTTAATCTAGTTATATTAACAGACCCTAATGATGATACTAATTTAATCATAGAGCCGTATGATGACTTTATAGCAAGTGGAGAGATAAAACAATGGACAGATAAACTAGATACATCTAAAGAAATAGTAGTAAAAGATACTACAGAATTACAGAAAAAAACAATACACCTTACAGACCAAGAAGATGTTGATTTATACAACAAATCATTTAAAGAAAGATATCCTGAAGTAAATGTATTTGGACATCTTAAAATAGATGAATTTAATAATGAGTTTGCAACAGGAGAATTAAAGAATGAATCTATATTTTCTCCTTATATAAATAGTCAAGTATTTGTTACTGATGACGAGCAGTTTGGAACATTACTACCTAATATGGCAGTACAGTATGAATATAGCTATGAAAATAACGATGGTGTATTTGCAAATAAAATTAAAAAAACAAAACCAAAATTATATTGGTATAATGGGACGGCTACTAATACTTTAAGTACAGCAGGTTCGCAGGTAAATTATTATATGCACAAAGCTACGGCAACTGCAATTACAGCTTATACATTTAATACTTATCCTGTTTGTACACCTTTTGATATAACACCTAGCAGTAATGTTTATACACTTTCAGAAGATAATCGTTCTTTATATTGGAACGCTACACCACCAATAGTTGGTAATTTACAGGTATTTAATTATCAAGGATATATAGGAAACTGGTTTAATAAAACATTATACGGAGAATACTGGAAACCATACCTAGACAATATATATAGTTCTGAAGCTAGAATAATGGAATGCTATCTAAATCTTAATGAGGTAGATATATTTGATTTTAGCTTTGCTGATGAAATTTTTATAAAAGACACATATTGGAGAATACTAAAAATACAGAACTATCAAGTAGGTGCTAAAGCATCTACAAAGGTTACATTAATAAAATCATTAGATACTAGGTCTAATTGTAATGGCTGTGATTATTCTATAGGAACTGTCGGAGATAGTAATTTATTATTTGATACTTTCTACTTGTGGTGTCCTGATGATAATCCTGGATGTACGCCTGACACTACTGCTCCTAACTTTTTAGGAACATATACAAGTCCTGAGTGTTGTACTTGTAATGGTGGTATAGTTATGTGGAATTATACATCACAGGCATCTAATGGCTTATATCCTTGTATTGCTAATGCAAGTAGTTTACCGTTAAGAATAAAAAGTATTTTATCATCTACTAACATCTTAAATCAAGGACAGCTTAGAACTCTTATATATGATAAATTAGGTGGTAGAGATAGACCATTAATTAGAGGTGTAAATAACACCAAATACAGTCAGAATCTATTACCTACTTATGGTGATGACATTATAATAAAATACAAAAGTAAAAACAGAAAAACACCACAGTATTCAGGTGAGAATCATAGAATTACTTTAAGCGGTTATACTGTAGGGAACACATCATCTTTTGCATATCCTGAAGGCGACCCATACGGCAAACCACTATTGATTCCTGATAATGTAAATCTACTTGTTAGAGTAAATACTTTAGTTACTGTAGTGGGTGGCACAAGTGCAACATATCCACTAGGAAGAACAGAGGCAGTAGCTTATTATGCGGGTTTTAGAATAACTAAAGGACAAGTGATTAGAGTAGGTACGGCAGGGGGTGTGCAAGAATTTAGCATTACTGAGGCAACTATAGCAGCTAGTTGTACAATGAATATACAAGTACAAGCAAATGCTGACGGACAAAATGTATTGACGTTTGGTTTAGCAGATAGCCAAACAGATACTAAAAGATTATGGAATCTTAAAGCAGACATAAGTGTAAATAGAATTAATAATATGAATTTAGAATATGATGGAAATTGGGCATTATTCCAAAATGGCGATAACATCTTATTCCAAAATGGAGATTATATGTTATGGAATTAAAAAAGTATATAGAATCAATGGCAAAATTAGTAATACCTACTATAGACCACATACAGCTAGTAGAATATACTGACAAAGAGTTAGATTTTGCTTATGGTATGGAAGAATACCACACAAGTTTCAGAAGAATGTTTAAACAATTAATAAGATTACTATGGCGATAGAAAAAACAGTAAAGCTACAAATAGACGCTGAAGAAGCAATAAAAAGACTAGAAGCAGTTGAAAAACAATTAGCTGATATAAGTACAACTGCTAAACAAACAGAAAAGGGTACTACGGCTTTAGCTACAGGATTTAGAGGTATTGGTTTAGCTTGGAAAGCTATAGGTATTGGTGCTGTAATTACTGCTCTACAATTTTTAGCAGATAAATTTAGTGCTAATCAAGAAATACTAGACAAGTTTAATGTGGCTAGTGCTGTTTTTGGAGACATATTAACTCAAATAGGAACAGTAGTTATTTCAGTAGTAAAAGGATTAGGTTTATTAGGAAAAGCTGTAGGTAAGGTTTTAAAAGGAGAACTTAAAGAAGCAGGAGAAATAGCAAAACAATCTTTTGATGGTGTTAAAGAGGCGGTTGTGGGCAACAATGAAAGTTTTAGTGACTTTATTAAAAATGCAAAAGAAGCTGCAAAAGAAACAGTAAAATTTGCTAAAGATTTAGTAAACCTAAGAAAAGAAGTAAAATTAGCAGAAGCAAATCAAAGACAATTACAATTAACATACCAAAAGGATGCTGAATTACAAAGACAGTTAAGAGATGATATTAGTTTAACTATAGAACAGCGTATTGCAGCAAACACTAAACTAGGAGAAATTTTAGAAAAACAATTTAATGAAGAAAAAGCATTAGCACAAAAAAGAATTGATTTGGCTCAAATGGAATTTGACCGAAATAAAACTAATGTTGATTTAGAGGTTGCTTTAATTAATGCTAAAACAGAGCTAGTAGATTTAGAAGAAAGAATAACAAGTCAAAGCTCTGAGCAAAAAAGAAATCTAACAATGTTAGAAAAAGAACACGCAGATGCTATTAAAGCTACAATAGATGAGCAAAAAAAATTAGCAGACCAACAAGAGGCAGAAGCACAAAAACAAACAGAATTAGAACAAAAAGAAGCACTAGAACGTATTAAAATTGCAAACGGCGAAAGAGATGCCAAAATAGAAGCCGCACAAGGTTTATTAACTGCAATAGGTCAACTTTCAGGAGAAGGCAGTAAAATAGCTAAAGCTACTGCTCTTACAAATATACTTATAGACACGGCACAAGCCGTAGCAGGAGCAATAAAAGCTGCACAAGCTGTACCTTTTCCTGGTAATTTAGTTGCTATTACTACAGGAGTTACTGCTGCTTTAACAGGTATTGCAAGTGCTAAAAAAATACTAGCAAAAGCTAATGTTCCTGGCTCGTCAGGTCAAGATGCAACTGCACAAGTAGACATTCCACAAACAGGAGGAATAGGCGGATTAATTCCTAACATAGACGCTATATCTCCACCTGACATATCACAGCAACCTGTTCAGGCGTTTGTAGTAGAAAATGATATTAGCAATAGTCAGGCATTACAAGAAGAACTAGAAATACAGGCAACATTATAAACAAAAAACAACAATTTATATTTATTAGTATTATGGCAAAGAAAAAGAAAAAACTTATAGAACTTATTATAGATGAAACGGCAGATATGTTTGGTGTAGATGCTATTTCAGTTGTTAAATTTCCTGCAATAGAAGAAAACTTTGTGTTTTTTAATAATGACTTTTTATCACTTGCTAAAGTAGATGAAGAAAAAAAGCAATTAGTAGGAGCAATTTTAATACCTGATAAAAAGATTCCTAGATTAGACAAAGATACTAATGAAGAATATGACGTATTCTTTACTAAGGAAACTATTAAACAAGCACAGAAGCTATTTATGTCTAGTTTAAACAACAATAATCACACGCTTGAACACAAAGAGCCTGTTCAAGGTTTAACTGTCGTAGAATCGTGGATTAAAGAAGATAAAAAATACGATAAATCTAATATGTATGGTTTTAATAATTTGCCTGTTGGCACTTGGTTTGTTCAAGTAAGTGCTGAAAATAATCCTGAAATATGGGAAGCTATTAAAAATAAAGAAGTTAGAGGATTTAGTATAGAAGGATATTTTACAGACAAACTAATAGAAGCATCTAAGGAAATAGATATTTTAGACGAGGTTTGTGAAGATTGTCCTGATGAGGTAATGATGGGCAAAATAAAAGACATTATTCTACAGAATGAACTTAATCCTGTAGGTGCTTTAGATGGTGAGCCTTTATTTAGAACAAAAGAAGAAGCTGAAATCTATGCTGAAATGTTTAAAGGTTGTACAGGTTCACATCCTCATACTGTTGATGGTGTTAAGTTATATATGCCTTGTGCAGACCATTCTTCTGCTACTATGAAAGAAGAATTGTATACTAAAACAGGTAGAAAAAAACGCAAGAAAAAATACAAGATGCTAGAATACGTTGCTTATGCTAAGAAAAAAGCTATGCTAAAGTATTCTTGGGATGATTGTATGCGAGACCAAATTAAACAATACGGCAATAAAGAAACTGCTGCTAAGGTCTGTGCAGCCATCAAAAATAGGACAGTAAAGTACTAAAGAAATAAACAATTTAAACACCTTTATATTTATTAATGTTATGGGAACAATAGAAAAAATCTTAAATATCTTAAAAATGAAAAATGAACCAAAATCTTATAGCGTAAAATTCTACGCTGAAATGAAATTAGACGATGGTCGTATTATTGCTACAGA